CCTCCTTGGGATAAAAAAAATCCTAAGAAAAATTCTACAAAGCTAACACCTCAACAAAAAGCAAAAGCTAAAAGAAGAGCAAGTGCAGCAGGTAGACCATATCCTAATTGGGTAGATAACTCCTGGGCCACAAAACAATAAAGATATTTTGATAAAAATAAAATGCCCTAAATGTGGTATTCCCTTAATATACGATATTGAAAGGGATAAAACGACTTGTTTAAACAAGCAGTGTGGAGGATATAAAAAATGAGCCAATTAAGTGAAGGATTAGACAACTACTGGGATAAACAAATTACTAAAGGTAAAATTTAATATGTTTATTTATAAAAATAATAGTGCTTTAGCTAAAAGATTATTACAGCATTTATTTAAAAATCCTTTAAATGTATTGTTTTATGTAAAAAATCTTATATTTAATAATTACAACACACCTAAACAAATTAGAGTGTTTCAATGTTTTATGTGTAAGGAGGATTTTGTTTTTCCTTTAACAAGTAAAGATTATACAGCTTGTAATGATTGTTGGAAAAATCTATAATGACTAAAGTTAAACTTTGTTACGCACAATCTTGTCATAATGTTTTAAAACCTCCTGCTCGTAAATTCTGTTCACCAAAATGTTCTAAATCCTATCACAATAAAAAATATGCAGCACAACAAAAAGGTGCAGTGTACGAACCTGAACATGATGGTAAACCTGTTGCCGAACCTAATGTACAAAAGCGTAGAGGTTAAGTGTATGAAAAACTTGTTGCTAAAGATTTAGGACCATTAATTTTAAAAGGTGATTTGAAAAAACAAGATGCAGCAGATTTATTAGGATGTTCAAAAGCTGCTTTGTCTTATGCCTATGCCGCTTGGATAGAAGATATGGAGACAAAAGAGAGAGCAGAGAATTGGACACTTCCTGCTAAAGCAGAGAAGTCATTAGCTGACTTTAAGATTTTTAGAGATAGATATTTTGAGACAGAACAAGGTAAACCTTACGAGACACCTGAATTTCATATTCGTTGGATTAAATCTATCTTAGAAGCTATTGAACATGGAAATCAACAGATGATACTATCTCCACCTCGACATGGCAAGACAGACCTACTAATTCATTTTGCTGTATGGCTCATAATTAAGAACCCTAATGTTAGAATATTGTGGGTAGGTGGTAATGAAGAGATTTCAAAGAATGCAGTTTCTTCAGTAATAGACCAGTTAGAGAACAATGAAAAACTCATCGAAGAATTATGCCCACCTGGAAAAAGTTTTAAACCAACTAGCAGAGCAGGAAAAGCGTGGTCGCAGAATGGCTTTACTGTTGGTACCAGGACTGTTACTGGTATTAAGTCTCCTACCATGGTTGGTATTGGTAGGGGTGGAAAAATTCTTTCCCGAGATTGCGATATTATTATTGCAGATGACTTAGAGGACCACTCCTCTACTATGCAACCTTCATCAAGAGAAAACACTAGAAGTTGGTGGACAACAACATTGTCTAGTCGTAAAGAGGAACATACAGCTATGGTTGTTATTGGTTCCAGGCAACATTACGATGATTTATATTCACACCTACTAGACAACGAAAGTTGGCACACCATAGTGGAAGAAGCACATGATACTGGATGTACTTTACCTGATTGGGATGATGAAAAGCATATTGAATGTATGTTATGGCCAGGAAAGAGAACTTACAAATGGTTAATGGATAGAAAATCAGGTGCTGAAACTACTGGTGGTAGAGCAATCTATGAAATGGTTTACCTTAATGTAGCAATGCCTGATGGTATGGCTTTATTTGATAGCGTAGAGATAGAAGCATGTAGAGACCAAAGCAGAGATATCGGACATATTCCTGCAGGAGTTAGACTAATTGCAGGACTAGACCCCGCATCAACTGGCTACCAAGCAGCATTCTTATGGGGTTATGACCAATCATCTAACAAGATGTACATGATTGATATGGAAAACTCTTTAGGTGGTGGTATTCCACAAGCATTATCAATTATGAAAACTTGGTTTACTAAATACAATTTGGCCCACTGGGTTATTGAAGAGAATGGTTTTCAAAGAGCAATTAGACAAGACCAATCAATACGAGATTTTGCAGGAAAGCATGGTATATTTTTAGAAGGAACTCAAACATATAGTAACAAGCATGACCCAATTTATGGAGTTACTGCGATGAGACCATTGTTTGCTGACCAATTAATTTCTTTACCATATCTTGGATTTGAAGCCCAAGAGAAGGTAAACTTATATAAAAGTCAGTTGGTTTATTTTAGTTCTGCACAGAACAAAAGTAGAAGTGTAGGACAAAAATCCGACTTAGTTATGGCAAGTTGGTTTCCTATGAAAACTATTCGTAGGCTACAGAAGGAAAGACTTGCTACAATGGGACTTGAATATGAACCAAGTTTTGGTGGGTATGAAGGTAGTAGTATCGATATTGACAGTTGGAGATAATGAAAACAGCAGAAGAAGTTTACAGTAGGGTTTACGAACTAAGACAACAGCATTCAGATGTCGTAGCCGAAAAAGATAAAATCAGAGCCATTATGAATGGTGGTGCCGATGGTATAAAAGCATTGTTAGGTAAATCAATGCGTGATATGGATTATCAACAAATACCTGCACCTAACTTATTGCATTCAGCAATGGAGAGATTTGCACAAAAATTAGGTAGAGCTCCTGACTTAAAAGTAGATATCTTCAATGATAAAGATAGCGAGAGAGCTACAAAGCGTGCAGAAAAATTAGAAAGAATAATACACGCTTATGATGAATTACAAAAAGTAGATTTACAATTACCACAAGTTGGTAGATGGTTGCCTGGATATGGTTTTGTTGTATGGGTACTAAAAGAAAAAAAGGATGCCAATGGTATTCCTTATCCTTATGCAGAAGTTAAAGACCCTTATCTTTGTTATCCAGGATATTTTGGTGAAGGCCAACAACCTAAAGAACTAGCTGTCGTACAAAGAGTTCCACATACAACATTAGCTAAAACATATCCAAAATATAAAAATGTGATTATGGATGAAGTCGATAGTGAATATAACACTATGGCTTATATGTCTAGTTATGACAAGACTTGGGCTAACCAAAGTGGTACAGGTAAAGTTGTAGCAGAATACTACGATGAAGAAGGTACTTATATTTTCTTACCTGAAAACAAAGTTATATTAGATTTTATTCCTAACCCTCTTAAATCAGGACCAAGATTTGTCGTTGCAAAGAGATTTGCATTCGACCAAATGCAAGGCCAGTTCCATCATGTGATTGGACTTATGGCTAATATGGCAAAGATAAATGTTCTATCTGTCATTGCAATGGAAGATGCTGTGTTTACAGAAACCAACATCATCGGTGAGATAGAAAGTGGACAATATAAGAAAGGAAGATTATCTGTAAACTATTTAACTCCTGGTAGTCAAGTAGTGAAACCAGTAAACAATCTACCTTATCAGTTGTTCCAACAGATAGATAGACTAGAAAGACATCTAAGATTAGGTTCTGCGTATCCTGTATCTGATGATGGTCAAAGCCCTAATGCATTTGTAACTGGTAGAGGCCTAGAAGAATTAGGTCAATCTGCTTCATTGCATGTAAGAGAATATCAAACAATTCTTAAAGATGCATTAGAACAAATAGATACTAAGAGATTAGAGTGGGATGAAATAATGTATCCTCAAATGCGTAAACCTATTGCAGGTTATCGTAAAGGTACAGCATTCAAAGAAACTTATGTACCTGGTTCTGATATTGCTGAACAATATAAAACAAGAAGAATTTATGGTGTTATGGCAGGGTTCGATGAACCACAAAAGATTATTACTGGATTGCAGTTAAAGCAACAAGGTATTATCGATACACAAACACTACAAGAGAATATGGATGGATTAGATAACATATCTCAAATACAACATAGAATAAATTCTGAAAGAGCAGAGAATGTTTTATTTGAAAGTCTTATGGCACAAGCTGCACAAGGTAATCCTAAAGCAACTATGGCTGCTATTGAAATAAAGAAAAATCCTCAAAACATTAATAAAATTTTAGAAAAGTTCTATACTCCTGAAGGTGATGAAATGACACCTGAAGAAGAGGCCATTGCACAAGGACCACAAGGACCACAAGGACCTCCTCCAGGATTACAACAAGTTTTAGCACAAGTAGCAGCTCAACGAGGAGGTGGACAAGTTGGCTAACGAATTTGACCCAATGGCTGAAACAAACGCAGCTTTTATTGACATGATTAACCAAGAAGATTGGGATTTCAATTACGCAAGAGAAACCGAAATCTTCGATATGGATACAGAAGAAAATTTTTTTCCAGTCGTATATGAATATCACATGCCTGGACCAATGCCTGGAGTATTTGTAAAAATAAGTTTGGCAATGAGAGATGAACAACAAAAGCAAGAATTTTTACAATTTATATCTAGTATTACTGGATTTTTAAATGAAGAGGATGATAAGTATGGTTCGTAAATCAGCAGGTAAAAAAATAGCAGAAGAAGCACAAGATTTAAAAATAGACCCTGCAACAGCAGACTTGTATGTACCTAGAAAATCAGGCGACCCAACAGGGCAAAGTGAATTTATTAATACAGTACTTACACCAGGTTTAAGTGCAGAGACAAGTGGACCTGAAGCTGAAGCAGTGCAACAGAATGTAGCTGCACCTATGGGCAGGCCTATAAAATTAGGAGCACCAACTAGATTTCAAAGTGTAGATGTAGCACAAGGGTTAGCAACATCAGGTGCAAATGTACCTGGAAAACCTAAATTAGATGTAGAAAGTTATTGGATGGGATTAATGGAAGATTTTCAAGACCCTATAATTGCTGAGTACTTAACTCTTGATGCTTATGCTGCACCAAGAGTAGAACCAATAATTGAGCAAAAAGCTGACACAGAGACTGTATAATGAGGTTCTCGCCTTTTAATTTTTCGGCTTCTCATATATCCGAAGCTATCGCAGCAGAGACATTAAATAAAGTTAATTCTTATAAACAAGGTCAAAGAATTGCACAAACACCTAAAGGCCAAGAGATGGCTAGGAACTTTAGTGAATTAGGTTATACATATCCTAATGTACCATTCAGAATGAATGCATATCAAGCAATGGCAGGAACTGGTGCAAGAGATATCTATGCATTTGAAACTGCATTGAAAACACAAGAACTATTAGCAAAACAAAATACTTACAATCTTAAACCTGTTACACAAGTGGGACCTGTTAAAAGAGCATTTCAAGTTGGTATGTTAGCTTTAGACAGTTTATTTCAACCAGTATCAAGAGGTTTCAAATCAGCAGTAGTAGCAGCACAAGCTACAGGTAAATCAGTTCCTGGAACAGTTGCATTGGCAACTCTTGCAGGAGTACCTGAAATTTTTTGGGGTGATAAAGGTGAAGGTGGCGGTTCAGTTACACAAGGAATATTAAATGCTGTTCTTGGTGATAAAGCAGGAGATAAATATAGAGAAGCAAGAGATGCTTATGGACCAACAGAACTTACAAGATATATACAAGAAAAAAATAAAGGTAATCCTATAAACTTAGGTACTGGATTTATGCCTAACTCTGTAAATCTAAAAGAGACACAAGAATATTTAAATGCTATTCGTGCAGGTAACAGTCAACAAGTAGCTTATAACAAAGCTAAAGCAGTTTATGGTAGAGATATTACAAATGCTTTTGACCAAGCAGAAGATAGATTTAAATATACAACTAGGCGTGGAGAAAAAATAAATATATCTCCTGGAAGAATAATTGCTGCAACAGTAACTAATCCTGGAAGTACAGGATACAGTGTTATATCAGGTGTTATTGATGGTGTCTTTCGTGTAGCTGCTGACCCTATGAACTTAGCTTTAATGTATGGTGCAGGTGTCAAAACAGCTATGAGAGGTTTATTAAATGCAAATCAAAAAGCAGCTAGGTCAACCGCACCTGTTTTAAAAAATGTAAACTTTTGGAAAGGATTTTTACCAGGTAAAACAGGTAAAGAAAATAGAGCTTTATATTATGGAAAAACTGTTGATGATGTAAGAAATAGTCAATGGGGTAAAGATTTTGCAAAAGCAATAGCAAATTTACAAGGAGATGAAGGGCTTGCATTTTTACGAGACATAAAAGAATTTGATAGATTGCCTGTATCAGTATTACAAGTACTTACAGAAGTAGATGACCCATTGCATGTATGGACTGTATTAGATACAGTAGCTAAAGGTGGAAGATTAACTGACCAAAATTACGATGACATTTTTAATGTTATAAAAGAATATGTACCTGAAGGTAGAAAAATTGAATTAGATAGAGTTAGAGAACTAACTAAAGGTAATAGAAATGTAGGATTAGATGCATTACCTTATAAACCTACTGCTTATGGTGAGTTCTTTAACTATATGAATAAAGTTATTACAGGTAAAGCAACTGATGTAGCACCATTTAGAAAACTTGCAGCTTTAGGTGCAGAACTAAAAGGTGTAGCTAATTATCAAACAAGAGGTTTATTAGGATTAGGTTCACAATTAAGAATGTCCTTACCTAAACATGTGCAAAGAGCATTTCAATTAAGACCTGAAACTGTAGTTATGTGGACACAACTAGATGAAAGTGTCAAGAATATAGACAACATGATGAAGTTAGCTTTTGTTGACCCTAAGACTAGAGGAAGTATTATGCGTGAAGCATTAGGTTCTGCAGGACAAACACAGTTAGATGAGGTTGTTAATGCAGCAAACTTAGAGATTGCTGAAAGTCTTATAAAACAAAATCCAAATCTTAAATTTGATATTGATGAAATCACAAGACAACAAGCAAACTTTACTGCACAAATGGAAGAGTTAAGAAGTTTCTTTAGTGGTTCTGCAGGTTCACTTGCATTTAATGGTACAAAAATTAAAAAGAGATATAAGAGTTTAATTAAAGATGTAAAAGAATATTATGAAAGAGTTGGTATCAAAGATTTTGATGAGACACAATTAGAACGATATGTTTTTGAAGCAGTTCCTACAATGCACTTGTTATCACAAGCATCTAGTACTTTTTCATTGCTTATGGACCCACAAGATATTATTCGTGCATCTAAAGCACACCAACAACTACTTGGGCCTGAAGAAAGTTTATTAAGAGCTTTTGGTAAGAACATAGGTGTTATAGAAGATAAGAATTGGGTAAAACAATTTAAAATTCCTAGAAGAGCAACAGCAGAAGCAATGTCATTGAAGCCACAAGGATTTGTAGATTACTACTTTAACGCATTACAAAACAATTTCTTAAAACCATTATGGATGATTAGGTTAGCATTGTTACTTCGTGTAGTTCCTGAAGAAGCATTAAGAAATGCTTATGGTGGAAAAGTTAATCCATTTACAAGTTTCTTTAAAAGATTATCTTTAACATCAAATAAATATTACGACTTTTTCAATATAGAAAGAGCAGATGAGGTTGCAAGAATACATAATAATTTAGGTGAACTTGTTATGACAACACAAATGAAACCTGATGATATTGAGTTTATGAAAAATATGATAGATGTAGATGATATAAAACAACTACAAGCTCTTGATTACAACCAAGCACAAAAAATAGCTAAACATTATTTACTTGAAACTAATTACAAAGGTGAAGTTAGTGAGTATATGATTAATGCAGCAGTCAATGAATTCGATATTAGAAATATTAAATTTGCTGAATTAACAGAAAAAGCATTTGAAACTAAAAGGAAAGATATAAAAGCAACTGCAAAAGGTGCTATCAAGGGATACGATGAAAATACTTACAATTCAATGGGTGAAGCAATAATTGAAAGTGGTGGGTTTACAACATCATTAGATGAAAGACAATTTATTGATTTAGGATATAGAGGCCCTGCTGAAGGAGATGTATTCGTATCTGCGTATAAAGATAAAGAAATGGTTATTGGTAATCTTGGAACTATAGAAAAAGAAGCAGCCAAAGTAAACCTTACTCCTGCAGAATACTTAGATACACAAATAGACAATTTATTCTTTGATGATGACACAGTTGCTTTATTAGGTAAAGATAAACATGCAGTCGGTGTTTATACAGATAAAGATGGAAACATAATGATAGATGTATCTATTGGGTTAAGTGGAGAAAATGCTATTAGCAATGCTGCAATGATAGGTATTAATGCCTTCCAGGAAAGTATTTATGTAGCAAATAAACAATTAGCAATAGATAGCGGATTTGGTAAAGCACTAGCTACTGGAGATAATGAAGGTTTAATATTTTTACATAGAGTAGAAGTGGGCAAAGGTGCAGCATCAATTAATTACGATAGTGTTATTAACAAACCAGTACTTGAAGCATTGTTTAAATCTAATTTTGATGCATTAAAAGTAACTGTTGATGAAGTAAAAGGTGCAGCAAGAGGAATGCCTGGTGGCAGTTTATTTAATAACACTCCTGAATATCTATCTTCTCTTGGTGAGCAAGCAGTTACATCTGCGTTTAAAACTGGTCGTAAAGATTTAATAGAAAATATGTTTATCAAGGTAGATAAGTATTTACCTAATGGAAAAAGAATAAATCCAAGATACTGGGAAGCATTATGGACTGAAATAGAAATATTAGCAACAGACCCTATTGCTGTAAGAATTGCAGATATAGGACTTGATGAAACATTTAGTTATTTAAGAGGAGATGGTAAAGAACTCTTACAAGATTTAGTAGCTAGAAGTTTTAATGCTGAAGACAAGGTATATCTAAGAAGTGATAAAGCATTAAAAGAATATTTAGAGAGTGTTCAATATAGAATTGCAAGACTTGTAGGAGCAGAACATAAAATAATAAATCCACAAACTGGTATTGAAATATCTGCAGAAGCAGCAAGACAAGTAGAGTTTGTAAATGGATACAAAGTATTTCCTAAATTTGTAAGTGATTTATCTTCAGTTAATAATTCTCAAATACTAGAAATGATTTCTAATGGTGGTGTCTATAACAGAAAAGACTGGGTTAAATGGAAACAACATAACCAATTACTTAAAGGTAATTCAGCAAGACTTGGTGGTAAAAGTATTAAAGGTAAAGCTAATGAAGCATTTTATAAAGAATTAATAGAGTTACTAACTCCTGAAGTAGATAGAGCAGGATTAGGACCACAATCATTACCTGCTAAGTTCGATGGCACACAAAGAATAAGTGAAAGTGGAACTATGATTGCAGGTGAAGATATAGTTGCAGCAGGATTTTTTGATGATGCTAATTATGCAGGAGCTAATTTAGGACAATATCGTAAAATATTAGATACAGCTTATGATGTATTATTGGCTAAACCATCTAACAAATTAAACAGAGACCCATTGTTCAGATATACATTCTATGAAGAAGCTATAGATTTAATGGCCTATATGGATGATGCTACTAGAGCAGAATTTCTTAAAGGTGCAGAAGCATGGGTAGATGGAAATAAATTATGGGATGACTTAATTGAAGCCGCTAAACAACCTGCTTTAGAAAATACAGTTACTTCTTTAAAACAAGCAGAAGATATCTTAAAACAAAAAGCTATGGAACAAGTTAAAACATTATTGTATTCAACTTCTAATAGACATGTTGCTTCTGATTTGTTTAACAAGTACATACCATTCCCTGAAATATGGGCAGAGGTATTCCAATCATGGGGTAAATTGATACAGGAAAATCCACAGAAGTTTAACAAAACAAGAATAGCTATAGACAATGGTGAGACTGCAAAACCTTGGGATAGTGAAAATGGTTTCTTAGAAGAAGACCCAACAACTGGAAAAATGATGTTTAACTATGTTGATGCATTGAATATATTAACATTTGGTATTGGTGGTAGAGCGTTAAAGGCAGTAGCACAACGAAGTGCATTCGGTGAAGATATGGAAGCAGAAGGTGTAAGAGTGTCTATACCTGGATATGCTAGTGGACTTAACTTAATTGCACAGAATGGTTTCGCTCCTGGATTTGGACCATTAGTAACAATACCTGCAAATATTATTGTAGAAAGATTACCTGTACCTAAAATTATGCAAGATTTCTTTTTAGGTTCTTTCGGTAGAGGTAATCCTTTTGACCAATGGCCTGCCTGGATGAAAAAATTCTTTACATCAGAAAATACTTTTAGTGCTGAAAGACAACAAGCGTTTGGTACTGCAGTAATGGATACCTATACAGCGTATGTATTGGCAGGTAAAGTTGACCAAACTGACCAAACAAGCATAGATAAATATATGGAAAAATCATTTAAGAAAGCTAGAAGTTTATTTATATTTAGAGGAACTACACAGTTTACATTGCCAACTGGTATTCAACCAAGAATAGAAGTGCAAGATAAAGAAGGAACTTGGTGGGCAACACAAGTATTAAAATCTAAATACGATGAATTGTTATTAAAAAATGGATATGACTATATGCAAACCGATATAGATTTTGAAGAAAAGTTTGGTATTAATCCAATTCCATTAACACAATCTAAGAGTGAGACAATGGGTAAGAAACCTATAAAAGAACATTCTTACTTTTGGTGGAACGAAGGAGATAGGAAAGAATTATTAGAACCTGGTGCATTACCAAATACTGGTATTTATATACAACCTGACAAAATTGAAGATGAATTATATTATCCTGCATTCTACGACATAGAAACTAGAAATTTAAACCCTAGAGACTATGCACAGTTTATGAGGCAATCACAAGCTATCTTTGAATTAGAGAAAAAGAAAAAAGAAATTCGTGAAACTGAACCTGAAAGAAACTGGGATGATGCTTACAAAGAAGCAAAAGAAAAAATTCAAGATGAATATGGCATAGTTAATATTTATAACTTTGTTGGTAAACAACAACGAGCAACTGTAGAAACAGTTATGGGTGAGTTAGCTACCTGGAAAGATTACGAACTTACAAGAAATTCCCCCGAGTATCCATTTGTAGTACAATATTTACAAGAACGAGATAATGTTATCGATGTTTTAATAAACAATGGTAGATATAGTTATACTAACTCTAGAGGAGAAAAGTTATCTATAAGAATATCAGGTTCTACTAGAGAAGCTAGAAGACTTTATGGTGATAGTAATGATTACCTTAAAGCACAAGAATTAATGAGATTTATTTGGGAAGACATAGTAGCTAAATCTGATGGAACTAACTTTGCTAAATTAGCAAATGAAGTTTTGTTTTATGAGATTAGCCCAGTAAACCCAAGGAATATGAAGGATAATTAATGGACCCTGAAGAGCAAGAAGAACAAAGTATATTAGACCTTGAAGAAGGAACTGCACCTGCAGAAGATAGCGGTGTAGATGTTATAGAGATATCAGATATGGGTGTAGGACAACTTTCTATACCTGAAATTATTGATGCTTATTTACAACAAGCTGTTTATAAAATACAAGAAACTAAAGTAGGCGAAAGACTTGGAAGTATAGATACTAAAACTAATGAATATAATCTTTTTCAACTAATTCAAAACGAAACAACAAGAGGTTTTTTTAGTGATAATACATTAATTTTATTTAACCAAGTATCAGGTGAAGCAGACATTAATTCATTATCTGAATTATTACAATCAGCAGATAATGACATAAGAAATAATCCTTCTGTAGTAGATAGGCCTACTCCTGGTAAAGCAGCAGGTTCTATTACTTACGAATTTAACAGCAAAGTAAAGTCAAATGCTTACGATGTAGATGAAATAGTTTCAAGCATTAACAAAACACTTAACAGTGAAGATTACAAAAAAACTAGAGAAGAAGAAGAAAAGTTTAAAGAAAGTGCAGAAGTAGGAGAATACATAGGTGATGAGTATGGAACATACAGAAGTAGTCATCCTTACTGGGGTTATAAAACAGATAGAGATGGATTAGTACCTTCTACAGTACAGTTTGATGAAGAAGGTAATCCTTTAATGGTTGATGCACCATTTCCTAAAGGTGCAGAGTATAGAAACTTTACTGGTATAGACCCAACTGAAATATTTAAATTACAAAAAAGAATGGTACAAGCAGGAATGGATGCACCTACATCAGATGAGTATGGTCAATGGGGTGAAAGAGAAGCTAAGTTTATGTCTAGAATATTCATCAAAGCTACAGATAGTGGTAAATGGGAAAAAGATTTAGCTGCAGGACTTCCTATGTATGAAAGTACATTAGCTGAATTAGAAGAAATATTTACAGAGACACAAGATTTTGTTGACCTATATCAAAAAGGTTTATTTTTAGAACAACAAGCTAAAGCAAATCCTGGACAAATAAAAGATATACTTGACCAAGTATCAGAAATATTAGGTATTAACTTTACCGAAAATGATTATCTTGAATTTGCTAATGAAGTAAATACAGGATTAGCAGCTTCTGCTGCATCTCAAAGAGCTTATGAAGAAAGTCTTATTACAGATAGAGATATTATTTTAGGAACTACAGTAGGAGATGCTAGTTCTGTTCCACAAGGTACATTCCCTCTATATTTACCTGGTAGTGCATTACCATTAGTAATTCCAGGTTATGATATTTTAAGACAAGCAAAAGGAGAAATACCTACACCTTTAAATTCATTAGATGTTATTACAGAAAACTTAAAAGCTAGACCTGATATACAAAGAGAGATGTCATCAGTAGATGCATTAAAACAAATACAGTATGCAGCACAATTATTTGAAGCATCAATGGGTCAAATAGAGTTAGGAGGAACCACATAATGGATGAAGAATTTGGGCCATTAGATTGGTATAGAGCTAAAACAGTAGAAGAGATGCGTAGTGATTTAGTTGCTATGTCAAAAGGTGATTACTTTGATGATGACCAAGAGTATGCTTTTATAGCAGAAGGAGGCCTTGTTATACGAACTGGTGCTGAATTAAATGACCAAGCACCTGAAGGCCCTGGCCCTGAAGAATATCAGAGTATGGATGAGGAAGGTATTGTAAAACAATATATATCAAGAATTAAAATGTTCCCTCCTTATGTAGATATAGAAGACCAAGAAGGATTTGCTAAAGCATTCTTGCCTTCATTAGACAATATGAATAATGTTGCTAGTTACTATATGACAGGCAAAGGTACTAGAGATAACCCTATGAAAAGTGAAATACAATATGGTAATGGTATGGAGTTAGCATCAGAGATACAAACAGGTGCAATAACAGACTATATTTCTACAGGATTTAAAAGCAAAGAAGAATTTTACGAGTGGTATTTAAGAGATGTTGCTAATATTCAAGCAGTATTACAACCAGGCCAAACACAAGCAGAAGACTTTAGTATTGTAGATGAAGGGTTTTATAATGAAACACCACCTCCAAATACAAAATTTCCTAGAAGGCCTGAAACAAAGGATGATAGCTCCTTGTTTAAACAAGAAGAAAAAGCCCAAGAAGATATGAGCTTTGCTGAAAAGTTTAACCAAAATAGTGCTAATGCTCCAGTTGGACCAGTTACACAAAGAATAAGAGATTACCAACCAGGACAAAATTATTATAAATTGTTAAAATTAATGACTGCTATAGGTGAAAGTGTTATAAAAGGCACAGGCGAATTGTTAGAAAGTGCTGTTAAAGGACCTGTAGAGTTTGGTAAGATGGTTAAAGAAAACATTGAAGAAGGTTTAGAAACAAGTAAAGATGCACCATCGCTTACAGATGTGGGCAAAAGAATTATTGGAAAGGACAAAGAATAATGCTTACCAATCAATTTGCATTTCAACCTGAAGATATTATAGAAATAGATGGTGTTATCTATGCAGTATATTTAGACACTGATGAAGAGCTAGGAGATTTTCCAATACTCGCAAAAGTAGATAATCCTAATTTTTTATCAGAAGGTGTAGTACCAACATCATTAGATGCAACAGAATTTGCATCTAAATATGGTTATGCATACAGAGGACATGAAGATTTATTAGTAAGTGAGATATTGCAATCTGATGAACAAGAACCATATAGAGGTGTCTTTGATGCAGTTGAAAATAAATTTCAAGCACAAGCACAAGAGAATGGTATGAAGTGGTTACTAGATAGAGATGTGCAAGCAGCATTTTTAGCAGCTAGTTTAACTGGAGTACCTGTATCAGTAGATGATTTATCAGGTACAACCTGGTATAAAAACACTACTGAAAATGAAAGAAAGTTTATGGTTAAATATTATTCTGACCCTGATGGAATTAAAAAAGATATTTCTACAAACATTGTCAACATCAGAGAAGGTATTATATCTAGGAATATGCAAGGACCAATTAATGAATTAGCTGAAGCATTAGCAACAGCAGTAACTACATTTCAAATAGATGCAGAAGAAGTAGATACTCTCTTAGACTACATTGATGATGAAACTTATTTAGATTTATTAGGTGGTAAAGATTTATTGCCTGAAGTATTACAACCATTTATAGGTAAATTTACTGGTGTCAATACAGGTCAATCAACTGCTAAAGGATATATTGTAGATATTCTAGGAGTTCCTGCATACGAAGCTATGAAGCAAACAGGAGCATTTTATAAACTTGCCGCAAGAGTAAGAGCAGGAGATGTAGAAGGTGTTAAGAATGAATTACAAATGCAACACGATACTTTATATCCTATGTTTAAAGGTTCTAACTATGCTACCTGGAATGGATACTACTCAAACAGAGCATCAAGACTTATCAATGGCGTTACAGGAAATCAAATTGTAGAGCTAACACCAAACCAAAAAGATACAATAAATGATTTAATAATTAAATCTAATGGAGATTATATGGAATTTGATAAACAAGTAAGAGGAAAATTTCTTGATAGCCCAGGAATTAAAAATCAATTCTTAGATGATTTAGCATCAAGAGTACCACAAGCATATTCAGGAGTATTTAAATAATGGTTACAGTAGGTAAAAATCCAAACACAGGTGAAATAGAATTTTTTGCTGACCCAAGAGTTGCACAAGCTAGAGGTTATACAGATATTAAAGACGCTAAAGAAATGGTAGGAGAAGAAGATGTAGAAGAAGTAGTAGTAGCTACTACTGGAGTTCCAACAATTAGTGCGGCTGAACAAGAGTTAGCAAATGCAGAAGCCAAAGCATTAGGTATAATACAAGATTTTCTTAAAACTTTTGAAGGTTCAAATATTTATGGTAGTAAAGATGAAGAGAAAGAGCCTGTATTTGAAGAGGAGACACAAGTATATACTCCTACTAAAGCAGATGCAGCCGCTTTGTATCCATACTTTCCTTCAAACATACTTGATGATTTAATTATGAAATGGACTGAAACAGGAAGTATTGATATAGCGTTAGCTACAGTTAGAAGTGGTGATGCATTCGCTAGAGCTTTCCCTGGTATTAGAAGAGAAGATGGTTCATTGAGAATGACAGAATTACAGTACTTAGAACTTAAAGATAGTATGAAGGACCAACTTAGAAATTACAATTTAAATCCTGATATATTTGCTGATGAAATAGTAGAAGCTATTGGTGGAGATGTAAACATAGAAGAGTTTTCCGCTAGATTACAGTTTGGTTATGAGCAATTAATTAATAATAAAGACCAAGTATTAGAAGTATTTAATGAACAATATGGTTATGGATTAGATGAGACAGCTTTGTTTGCTATGTTTATTAGCCCTGATATATCACAAGCTGTATTGGAAAATCAAATACTTGTATCACAAATACTTGCCGAAGCAGAGATTGCAGGTACAACAATAGGATTAACTACAGCAGAAAAGTTTGTAGAGGCTGATATTTCACAAAGAGATGCAGCATCAGTATTTTCTAGGACTGAAGAACTATCAGGTTTAATGAGAGTAGGTTCAGCTAGAGGAATAGATATAACAGAGGAAGATATAGCTATAGGATTAGCGGGACTATCTCCAAAAGAGTTATCATTAATAAGAAGAACACAAGCAGAAGCAGTGTCTGAAAGTTCTATACAAGCAGGTGCCGCTACAACAAGAGAAGGTGCAGTAGTAGGATTAGAAGCACAATAACTACTTGTTTAAACAGCTTGCATTTAAATAAATTATGATATAATAAATTTGACACTCTACTAAGGTGCGGGTGGTTAAACTAGACCTTTGATACGAGAACTGTCTTGATGCCTACATACAAGACATGGAAAATAAATAATATGTAGTAGTCCCAGTGCATGACATAAATGGCACTTGCAAAAATATTATTTATAGGAATAGGAGACAATACATGTCTGAAGAAGTAACTAACGAAACTGAAGTCCAGGAAACTGGTTCTGAAGATAAGAACTGGAAAGCTATTCGAGAAGAGAATAAAGCTCTTAGAGATGAACTTGCACAGTATCAAATCGCAGAACGAGATAACTTGTTTAAACAAATAGGTTTAGATAGGACTAAAGGAATAGGTAAAGCAGCCGACCAAATGTACGAAGGCGATTTGGCAGCAGATGCACTTAAAGCATTTGTAGCCGAAGAATTTGGAGAAGAAGTATTTGGGCAGCAAGACAGTTTTCGTGAGACAGTAAACGCAGGACAGGAAAGATTAGACAATCTTGCAAGTCAAGCACAAGCTGTAAATGCCAACCAAAGTGTAAAAGACCAAATAGCTGAAGCTCAACAAACTGGTCGTGTTAGAGACAGTATTGCTACAAAATTAAAAGCTCTCAATGAGCTAGAAGACAAGTAGCGTTTAGGAGAATAAGCCTCCTAAACCAAGAAATTTAGGAGAAAATAATGGCAGCTATAGGCTCACCAGACCCAATTTCAGTATCTGAAATTAACAATTTTACTGGCGAACTATTCAAAGTTGGTGCTAGAAGAACACCTTTACTATCAATGGTTGGTGGTTTAACAGGTGGTAAACTTCTTAATTCTCCAGTTTTCCAAACCCAAAAAGTAGATACACCTACAGTATCAGGATATACAACTGTTGCTGAAGGTGGACAACCTGCTTATTTTGGTAGAAGCAGAAGTTCTGCAATAGACTGTGTTCAAATTTGGAACCAAGGTATTAAACTTACCTACTCCGCTTTGGCATCTACAGGATATTTGAACTCACAAGCTATGGGAACTGGAACAGCAGCATTTGAAGGTTCTAACCCAGTGCAAGATGAAATGGCATTTCAATTAGAAGAACTACTTAGCAAAATCGCAAGAGAAGTTGAGTGGGAATTCTTTAATGCTACATTCAATGATGGAACAGATGGTAACCCAAGAGAGATGAGAGGCATCGCAGAATGGGTAGCATCAGGAAATGGTTCATCAGCATACGCCCACGATACAACAGGTAATGGAGCAGGAGATGCACAAGGTCTTGACTTTGATGCACTCGCAGAAACATTAAAATTAATGTATGATGCAGGAGCTCCAATGCAAAACCCTGTACTTTTCGCAAGACCAGGTTCAATCTTAGACTTGAACCAAAACCTTGTTAAGAGTGGTTCTAACCAAATGGCAGTATTGCCTAGAGATAGAAACATTGCAGGTGTCAATATTGACAGTATCATTACTCCATTTGGAAACATTGGACTAGCAGTTAACGAATTCGTTCCTGCTGACCAAGCATTCATTTTGGACCTTGCTTACTTAGATGTTTGTTTCTTAAACATCCCAGGTAAAGGTGGTGTCTTCGTAGAAGATACAGATAATGATGATGCAGCCGCAGTATCAAAGCGTGTTTATATGGAAATTGGTCTTGATAAAGGACCTGCCGAATATCACGCAGTTATCAATGGCGTAAGCTAAAGATAAATATTTGAAGATTAGGTGGGAATTCCACCTCCCACCTTTTCTTCTGTTAGAATATAAAAATAAGATTTAGGAGAATAAATGCCAGTAGCAGGTAAGAATTTATTTAAGACAAAAGCTGTAACAATAGATATATCTGAAAATACAACAGTATCAACTGCAATAGATACAGATGGTTTATTATTATCAGGAATTATATTTCCTGCAGCTATGACAGGCACTGCTGTAACATTCCAAGTCGCATCAACAAATACTGGAGGAACTTTTAAAGCATTAAAAGAAACTGATGGTACTGATGTAACTTATACAGTTACTGCTGATAGCCATGTTAGAGTTGACCCATCAGGATGGGCAGGAGTTGGTGCAATTAAAGTTGTATCAGGTACAGCAGAAGTTGCAGACAGAGTTATTCAGTTAGTATTTCATTCAGCATAAGGAAGTAACATGAGTACAACTATAGGAAACCTAGTTGATAGGGTTTATAGAGAGTATCTTGAACCAATGGAAAACATTGTTAGTTACTCTTATATAACTTCTGATATTACAGATAGCGATACATCTATTGTTTATGATGGCAATTTATTTTCTGTAGAAGAAGAAGATGCATTAGATGCAGGTGCAATCATAGAGATTGGCCAGGAATTAATGTATGCAACAGCACTAAACACTGTAACAAATACAATAACTGT